CGGGCGTCAAACCGGGCGAAATGCCATGTGGCCATGATGTGATATTGTAATTTGATGATATGGCCATATTGCCGTATGGCAGGATGGTAATGTGGCCATATTGCCGTATGGCAATTAGAATAGATCGGCGCGGTCAAATAAAAACGGGGCACGCGGGCTGGCGCGGGAAATAAGCGCGAAGTATCGGGCGCGTCGGGGCGTCGATTGCGGGATTTTGGCGGGAATGCTAGGGTCTCCGGGAGGCATGAACACGCCCCGGGCGGTCCGAGATCGCTCCCGAATCACACGACGGCGGCTTGAGAATCACAGATATTGTGTGATTCCGTTAGCATTCCGTTAACATCGTGTGATTCGTGTTTGGCGAGCGTGTTCAACGGCCTAGCGCGAAAGAATCACAGAATCACAAAATCACACGACTTTTCGCGCGCGCTACGCGCGCACGCTCGCACTCTTTCTTACTTTCTTCTTTTAAGGGCGGTCGATTTCCTCGCGCACATACTAATTCAAAAAAGTATGTGTGATTTTGTGATTCTGTGATTCTTTTTGGCCAAGGCGTTCATACGGCTGAATAAAATCGAATCACAAAACACTAACGGAATCCTAACGGAATCACACGACATCGTGTGATTCCGGGGCGGCCATCGTGTGTTTCCGGGGCGGCCATCGTGTGATTCCCGAGTGATTCCGCCATTTCCGGCGCGGCCCCATGGGAGCGGCGCCAGCGGCTCGGGCGGTGGTGGGCTTACTGGACGCTTCCGTCTAGGAAAGCGCCGTGCTACGCCAAGGGGCGCGCCGGCCGATGCGGCGGCCGTGGCGCGAAAACGGGTTTATGGAGGCATCCCCTTGATTCGCATTGACGTAACCAGCCGCGACGACGGCATTGACATCGCCACATGCGGCACCATCCGCGTCACCGGCCGAAACGGTGTGACGCACGCCATTTGCCGGGAACTCGTGGCCGCCGGGCATCCGGACGGCCCGTGGGAGTCCTGGCACGACGGGCGGCGATCGCTGATCGGCCGCTCGATCCATCGTCATGCGCTCCGGACCCTCAAGATCAGCGACACGGCGGAAACATCGACGTGGTGGGCGCCTCATCCGCACGCCAAAATTCACCCGATTCTCGAACGCCTGTTTCTAGCCGCTAGTGCAGCCCGGGAAACGGCCTCCGATGCTAGGTCCGCTAGGGTGGGTGCGGCCAAGGCGCAAAAGCCGCTGGCGTCTCGCCCCTAGGCTATCCACGGGGGTGCGCGCATGATTTCGCCTGGGCGCGTCCGCGCGACGGGCGGCCTTGCAGCCAATGTCGGCGGCGTACCGTTCCGCGCGCCCGACGCCATCCGCATCGTCGTGTGGTCGGTGGCGCGGGGGTCGTGGGCCGCGCCGATGCGATTTTGGCGCGGAAAAGGGGTGAAGATGTGAAGTATCTGGATCAATACTGGCTGGTTTTATACTGCGTGCCGGGTCGCGAATATGAAGCGCGGGACGCTTTGACCGGGTTTTTGCTTCGCCACGGCCTCAAGGGCGAGATTTATTTACCGCTGATGAAATTGCGCGCCGCGTTCTCGGAACCGTTCACGCCGCGCCCGTTCCTGCCCGGATGGCTGTTCGCGGGCGGCCCGGTGATCGATGCCGGGGCGCTCGCGCTGCGCGGCCTCGAGTACCTGCCGCCCTTGCTCGGATGGGTTCGCCGGCCCGGCTCGCGCGATCCACGGCGCGTGCATGGCTCGGCCATCGCCACGCTGCGGCAGGCGGTCGACACGCTGTACGGGGCCAGCGACAAGCTGCGATCCAATGAAAAGTACCGCCCCCGCACGGTGAAACTGAATCTGGTCGAGCCTAAGAATTTGACGTATTACATAAAACTGGAAAAAAATGAGAGTCGCAAACCGGGCGGCAATTCCATGTTCATGCCGGTTTATCGATGTTGCATGGATTTTCCACGCAATAATGAAAGTTCCGGTTTTGTCATTAAACGCGTGTTGTACGAGGGGCAGGCGACGCGCCCCGCGAAGGAAGCGGTAGGGGCCTATGCCTGAAACAAGGAAGTGGACAGTATCGGAAAAGGCTACCTACGGTAAAGAAACCAGCGATATGCTGGATTTACTGTCCGCGCGGGCGTCGAAAACCATCCTGAAGCGGGTTATACGGGACGCCAACGCGGGCGTTACCCGGGCACAGGAAATCATACTCGCGCGCGTGTGGCCCGAACGGAAGGGCCGGTTACTGGAAATCCCGGCCTTGGCCCGGGATGTGGCGAACGCGGGCGAAATCCGGCTGATGATGCGCGACGTGGTCCGATGCGTGGCCACCGGCCGGATAACACCGGAAGAAGGGGAGACGCTGGCGCGGCTTCTGGACGCCGAACGCCGGATGATCGAAAGCAGCGATTTGGAGGCCAGAATCCGGCGCCTGGAAGCCGGCGGCTGATCGGCCGTGCCATCGACGCTGGCGAAGCGGCTGGACGCCCTGGAACGGCGCCTGATGGCGCCTCCGGAGACGTGTGAGCTTGTCTTGCGCGGGGGCCTGGGCGGCCTCGATCGGGGCATGGACCGGGCCACCGCCGGGACATGGGCGTGGGATCGCGGCGAGGGCGAGGCCTTCGAGGCGTTCCGGGCGCGGGTATGGGCCGAAGTCAGGGCGGACGGCGGCAACGTCGTGGTGTTCGGCGGCCTCCCGGACGAATTTGACGGGGTCGGCGGGCGGGATGCTTGAAATCACGCTCCCGACGCTGTTTTCGGGACAGATACAGGTCGCGCGCATGCTGTGCGCGCACCGGCTCGTGGCGATGCGGTGCGGCCGGCGCTACGGCAAGACGGAACTGGATAAAGCGATAGCATGCGATCGGATCGCGAAAGGCCAGAGTATCGGCTTCTTTACCCACATGCACAGGCATAACTACGATTTTTTCACGCAATGCCGGGATATACTATCGCCCATAGTAACCGATAGCTCCATGATGCGCGGGACCATGCAAACGCGCACGGGCGGACGGCTGGATATTCACTCCCTGGAAAATGAAACCGCCGGCCGTGGTCGGAAATACCACGGTGTTATTATCGACGAAGCGGCTTTTGCTAAACCTAATCTGAAGGAAATCTGGTCTCTGGCCATCCGCCCGACATTGCTCGATTACGGGGGCTGGGCATTGGCCACGTCGACGCCCAACGGCATCGATCCGGAGAATTTTTTCTGGGCTATCTGCAACGATCCGATGCTCGGATGGCGGGTCTACCACGCCCCGACGCACGATAACCCGCATCTCGACCGCTTGGAACTGGACAAGCTACAGCGCGACAATCCGCCGCTGGTCTACCGGCAGGAATATCTGGCTGAGTTTGTCGACTGGTCAGGCGACGCGTTTTTCAGCCTGGACGATATGCTGGACGATGAAAAACGCCCGTTTCCGATGCCGGTCCGGTGTGATGCCGTGTTCGCGGTGATCGACACGGCCACCAAAACCGGCAGGAAGCGCGACGGCACGGCGGTGTCGTTTTTCGCCTACGATCGCCACGCGCCGCGCCCGCTGATGGTGCTCGACTGGGAGATAACCCAGATCGAGGGATCCATGCTGGAAATGTGGCTGCCCACGGCGCTCAAGCGATTGGAGGAACTGGCGCGCCAGTGTGGCGCTCGCCGGGGCTCGATCGGGGCGCTGATCGAGGATCAGGCCAGCGGCAGCATTCTCTTGCAGCAGGCGGCCCGCCGGGGCTGGCCCGCGCGCCCGCTTGACGGCGTCCTGACCAGCGTGGGGAAGGATGAGCGGGCGATCAGTGTGTCCGGCTATGTCTACCGCAAAAAAGTGGCCTTGACGGTCCAAGGTTTCGACCGGACCATGCAGTACAAGGGCATCACGCGTAATCATTTCATCGGGCAGGTGTGCGGCTTCCATATCGGGGTCGACAACAAGGACGATGATTTGCTTGATACCTTTACGTATGGAGTGAGCATCGCGCTGGGCGATTCCAGGGGAGTTTAGGGCGTGAGCGGCACCAATTACGGCCAGGGCGGCGTGCCCGGCGGGACTTTGTTTCAGCAGAATGCCATCGGGCTCGGCACCGAACTGGCGGCGCTGATGCTGGACAATCAGCAGATTGAAATTGGTTCAAGCGCCTCTTATGAATTATGCAAAACGATTTATCTGTATCATCCGCTCGGCGCCAAACTGGCGGAAAAGCCGGTGGCCATGGCGCTTTCGCAACCCAGGGAAATCACCGTCTCCCGCGCGCCCGATCGCGTGGTTGAGGCATTTCAGGAGGAATGGGAGGCGCTCGGCGCCGACAACATCATCATGAACGTGGCCACGCTCGCGCGGGTCTACGGCGTGGCGTCGGTCGTTTGCGGCGTGCCCGGCGTGCCAACGAACCGGCCTCTCACGGATGATGATTATCAGTCCGATGTGCTCTACTTCAACGTGCTTGATCCCCTGAATACCGCCGGCAGTCTAGTGCTAAATCAGATGCCGAACGCGCCCGACTTCCAAAAGCCGCAGGCTGTGACTGCGGACGGGCAACCCTACCATCCTTCCAGATCGTTAATCATGATGCACGAACTTCCGATGTACATTGCGTACTCGCAATCATCTTTTGGTTACGTTGGCAGATCAGTTTACCAGCGTGTGTTGTTCCCGCTGAAATCGTTCCTGCAAACGATGCTCACGGACGACATGATCAGCCAGAAAGCCGGCGTAATCATTGCGAAAATTAAACCAGCCGGTTCGATAGCAGATCGTCTCATGGACGCGTTCACGGGCATAAAGCGCATGCTCCTGAGAGGCGCCAGTAACTATAACGTATTGTCAATAAACATAGACGAGGATATCTCTAGTCTGAACCTACAGAATATCGACGGCGCGGCCTCGATGAGTCGCGACAACATTCTGAAGAATATCGCCATGGGCGCGGACATGCCCGCCAAGATTTTGTCCGATGAAGTGTTCGTCAAGGGTTTTGGCGAGGGCACCGAGGATTCTAAATACGTGGCGCACTACATCGACGGTGAACGCACCAAACTACGCCCGCTCCACAGATTCATGGATCATATCTGTATGCGCCGGGCGTGGAATCAGTCGTTTTTCGAAGCCATGCAAAGTCTGCATCCGGAGCAATACGGGGATCTCGACTACAAGCAATTTTTCTTCCGTCTTAAAAACGATTTCAAGGCGGTATGGCCAACGCTTTTGACCGAACCGGACAGCGAAAAGGTGAAGGTCGACGAGTCCAAGAACAAGGCCATCATCGAAGTCATCGAAGTTCTGGCGCCGCAGCTTGACCCGGAGAACAAGGCGCGCGTTGTCATGTGGGCGGTCGACAACCTTAACGAGAGCGAAATGCTATTCAGCACGGCGCTCGCGCTCGATGGTGACGCGCTGGCGGACTTCCTAGAGGAACAGCAGGAACAGGCGATGCAACCGCCCATCGGCGGCCCGGGCGACCCGAACGAGGGCGAAATGCCGGAAAAGACTGGCGCGCTGCCACCGAAGAAACCGCAACCGCAACCGCAACCGCAACCGCAACCGCAGATAGCGCAGATAGCGAAGGCGGCCTGAGCCATGCCACCGTTCGACACGGACAAACTCGACGCGATTTTCGAAAAACTTCAGAAATATGCGGACAAGGTGGCGCCGTGGGATGCCGGCCCCGCGATCACGCGCGCGGATGCCGGGTGGGATGAAGGCAAGCATCCCCGCGATCCGACGGGCAAATTCGCGGCGGGGGCCGGCGGCGGCGGCGGCGGATCCAAGGCCACCGCGCCCGATCCCAAGGCGATCAAGAACAACCCCAAGAAGAAGGCGTATTACGAGGGCAAACTCGCGGAAATCGCGGCGGCGCTCAAAGCTGAAAACCCGTTCAAGGCGCTGCAAGGCGTCTCGGTCAAGGCCTCGACGAATCCGGATCTTGCCGAATATCTCAATCAGGTCTCGATTGAAAATCACCCCAGCGTAACGAAGGGCGTCGGGGCGAAGTCTCTCGCGCTACGCCCTAAACCCACGGATTTCGAGCACAAATATAAACAGATCGAAACCGCGACGCTGCTCACGTCGATCGATGACGCGCTGGCCAGCGACGATCCGTACGGCGCGGTCGACGCGATCCCGGTC